ATCCTCAATGCTTGTGTTGTTGAATGAAGCCAAGTCTGCTGCTAACCCGATCAGGGTTGTTGACATGTCTGCTGCTTGACCTCGACCAATGCCGAACGCTTGGATCAGGTTTCCGAATGTTCCGGTGGCTTCCAACGCAGCTTGCTTCGTGATGCCGAATGAACGAGCAGAAGTTTCAGCAAATTCGTTGATCACACCAGCTGAAGCACCAAAGACAACATTGACCTTTGATTGTGATTCTTCCAAGTTGGATGCCATAGTGACCAACTTGAACGATGCAGCAGCTACCGCACCGAAGGCTGCTGTACCTGCAATGGCAACAGTTTTGAATGATGGCAATACTGAAGCAAGTTTGCTTCCCATTCCACCTAGATCATCGCCAACTCTCTTGATGCCTCGAAGCGCACCTTGAACATCTGAAATGAACTTGACAACAAATGTGCGTTCGCCAGCCATGCAACAATTCTAGATGACATCCTGACTGGCCAAGCGCACGGCTTCTCGGTACTCGGCAACCATCACACGGAAATCATCTGCCATTGTCTTCCACAACGCATGACCTTCAAGGTGTGAGTACTGTGTCATCGGTTTCGCAGCATCCCACCAAGCATCATCCATCTCAACACGAACAGTGCGCCTACGTCGAGGTTGAGCAGACTGACGTGGTGATGATGGCGTTGGGTTTGGTAAAGGTTCGTATTCAAAGTCTGTGTCAATGAACTTCCCTGATTGTTCGTGGAACTCCCAAGGTTGATCTGGTGCGTGTTGTGGAAGGTAGAAGATACGGGCAGGGTCTTTGGTCGCTGGGTCACCTTGCAGGTTGAGTCGTTCGTGTAGTTCGCCCCATATCGCTCGCCATAGTCCTGCTGGTACACGCTCGGCAAGTGGCAAAACTAAGTGGTAGTGAGGATCATCTAGTCGATGCGAGTAGGTGGAGTAGGCAAGATACTCAAACCCGTCAAGGTTGGCATTGGCAAACGATTCGCCGTCCATGTCAACGACCAATGCTTCAATGAACCGAACAGCAGTGTTGCCTCTAGTCCTACCCTGGTAGTACTCGACAGGTGACCACAACGCACCATCAGACTTATGCGCGTTCTCCTCATGGTGCATCAAGCGTTCTTTAAGGTCATCCCAATTCGTGGCGAACGGCTTCGGCTGAACAGACTTGACTGAATCAAAATAGACAACCATGAACACCTCCCTATCTATAGGGTAGCGAACCCACACCCAAAGTCAAGGATTCAATTTGGTCTTAGATTCAAGCCCATCCAACACCCGTTGCATCGCAGACAGATAAGCATCAGCAATATCAGCTTTATGCTTACGGACACTAGGCCAGAAGAAGTATCCTGACTGACCACGATGGCGAAGAAACTGGGTAGTCCTACCCCCACCCTTACGAGGCATCTCAGTCCCAGCGCGTGACTTAGCCCCAGCCACAGTGAGGTTCCCTGACCCATGCGAACCACCACCGAACTCAGCACCAAAGAACACGTCGCCCCTGGTCACTGGTCGCCTTATCCTTCGACGGGTCTTGATGTTGTAAGACGAACTGAACTTGCGTGAACGAGATTGGAATATGGACTTCTCATTCAGTTTGATTGTTGGTACACGGTCACTGGTTGCGACCATTCCCTTCATCACTTCCATTGCTTGACGATTACGTGTCACCGAAGCTGCTTCAAACTTGGCTGCTACAACGAGCAGTGCTGCAACTTCTTTCGCTGCTTTACGTGCTTCTTTATTGAACTCAGGGTATTGCTTTGAAGCAGAACGAAGGAACTCTGTGATGCCAAGTATCTGCACCGGTGCTTGAACTGGTGAATCGTTCTGAATGTTTGAACGGAATGTCCCTGCACGACTTGTGCCTGGGTTTGGTCTAGCCATGCACCGATACTACTTGCCTAGGTGAATGGCTCTCCATCGAAGGTACGCCAACATTGTGAATATCATTCGTGGTTCTTCTGCCAGCAGTGAACTCGGCGATATTCCTGTCTCACATGCGAGATAGGAAATTACCCAGTGTGCTGACTGGTCTCCAAAGGGACGATCACTGCGTCTGCGCTATCTCCCACTTCGAGTGCTTCAATCTCATCGCACCATGATTCAAAGTCCAACCCAGTTTTCTTCAACCGTTTCTCTGCATGCCATCCAAGGTATGCAAGATCAGTCAAGGTGAGTTCGGCTTCAAACTTGGCAACACTGCGATTGTATTTATTTTCAAACGCAATGAAGTCAGGGAACGCAGCAATGATGGTGCGTTGTTTGTTATCTAATGCACTAGTCAAACTGAGTGCTATTTTCATTCTCTACCTCCGCAGGTAAGGGTTGGAATTATTTGTATTAGGCGTTGGTGCCAGTCTTGGTGATTGCACCAGAGATTGGGTAGGTGATTGACACTGTGGCCAAGTCACCGATAGCACCGTTCACTGGTGTCCACGAAGTTGGTAAGACGCTGAATGCGTAACTTGGATTCGTTGACGATGCAGCAGCAGTTCCGTTTGGTTTCACTGTCATTGGTACAGCAGTACCAGCAGTGAACGCATCCCAGAACAATTTTTCAATCGTCGGATAGTCCTGCATCAATTCAAGCGTGACCGAGTTATCGATCATTCCCTGGATTCGCGTCACGGCTGAAGAACCCATTGACGATGTCACAACTTCAGCAGCTGTTGTTGACAGACTTACGGACGTGACATACGTGGAAATGTCGGTTGCAGCAGTACCGAAGGTCACTGCCACGTTTGTGAGAACTTGCTTTGCCATGATGTCTGCTCCTGCCTATCGGCGTTTGAGTTGATGTCTGCTCGGCTGAGCCGATGCGATAACACTACACGCCACAACGCACACTCGGCAAGGGGTCAGGCGTACACCGTAACAACGAAGTCAATCGCCAGATACGTTGCATCGTTCGCTTCAAGGGTCGAGATGTTGTTCGCTGACTCAACAATCAAGTCATTCACAACCCCACCCAAAGTCCGATCCGATTCCAACGCAGCCCTGATTGAAGTAGCACCGGCATAAGACAGATACCCATCCAACAAAGTTTGTGCAGTACGCTCAGCCGAACGACCCACCACAACCGAAACTGTGAACTTGTGAGTAATCAAACCCCCACCCATAGCCCCGTTGTACTGGATTGAATCCAGCAACGGCCAAGCGAACGGGGTGTTCACATTGTCAGGCTGGTAGGCGTAAGCGCGAAGACCTGACACAGTTGCCAGGTTCGCAGCCAAACCAGTTTTGATCTGGGAGACTGTAGTGGTTGAACTCATGCGAATAGACGCATGCGTCGGTACGGCTCGACGAGCTGTGCCACGTCAGGGTCGAGCGCACGGCTCACCCTGATTGCACCCATGTCACCGAATCCTGCGACACCCAACGGACTGTCATATCGTTTGAACAATCTTGAAGCCTGAATGATCGTTGCCTGCGTGACCGGCTCAGGGACAGATGGCCAACCAAAGATTGCTGTCACTTGCACCAATGCTTGCGAACCATAGTTTGCATTCACGTTTGGAAACAGATAATCGCCCACTGCACGAATCTTGTCGTATGACCAAGTTAGCCCGTCAAGGTTTCCGTTCAGTGGCTCCAACTGATAATCGGTCACAGTCCAAGTCACATCAAATACACCGTCAGCAAGTGAAGAAGTTTTGAGTGTGAGTGCTGTTCCAGCGATGTCATCTATTGAGCAGTAGTAGTCATCTTCGGCTGTGTAGACCCGTGCTGTTGCTGAACCGACAGACCAAAACTTGCGGTTGCAATAACCATCAATGAGACGTGATGCAGCTCCGGCACAGTTGTCAATGAGTTCGTCATCAATCGTGTCAGCCGTACCAATGCGCAACGCTGCTTTGATTTGGTTGCGTGTGGAATAGCCGTTGGTGATTGCCATAGTGTTCCAATCCTAGTTTATTGACGCGGCTCCACGATACTGCGTACCTTCCAAACTGTAGTTCACAAACGGATTCAACGAATAGACATGACATCCATACACATCCCACAGGCGTTGCTTCATGTCTCGAAGGTGCATCTCATACAACTCCCAAGGATGCTCACCCTGCACATAGCCTTCAACCCGTTCAGCACCACCCAAAGTTCCACAATCAGCACCAACCAACACAATGAACTTCGCACCAAGATATGCAGCCAAGTGCATAGCACCATGAATCCCAGATGACCCAATCACCAGTGAGTTGTCAATCGTCGGCCAATCCTTGCCGGAAGGATCAAACGATCCACCAGGACGACCAGTGGTTGTTGGGAACGTGACAACCTTGGACATCTCCACCAAGAACTCTGCATCAGTGCCATGCTCCCGATGGGGAGTGAACACAGCCAGCGTCTTATCCAACCGTGCTTCCTTCACAGCATCACCGTGATAATGGGTGAACACGTAATACATACCTAATCCGAACACTGACCCAGCAAAGTTTGTTGCCACACAAATCTTGTCATCAAAGAAACTCGGTGCCAGATAGTTCAATGTCGCACCAGAACCAAACACATAAATCGTCTCACCGTCATGCACACCCTGATAGTCAATCAATCCCATCCCAAATCCCTTCGACGCTTCAAATCCCAAGCCCCAGCGTCAGGAACACCTGACTGCCAACGCAACGCATGCAACGAACCATTCTCCTGGAAACTACGCTGATTCTTATCAGCCAACGATTCATCCGATCTGATCGTTGAAGAATTGTCGTGAATGATCTCAGCCTCAGAAATCTTGACATCAACATTGATCCGACGCGCACGATCCTCAAAATCGTTGTCCTCAAAATATGCAGGCACATAACATTCCGAGAACAAACCAACCCGTTCAACCACACCAGCACCCACCCACGCACACGACCAAGCCGGCATCGCACTAGTCAACGTGATTGAGTCAGGTTCACAATCTTTGTAGAACGCTTCCAGTTGACCTGGTTCAAAGAACGCATCCGAGTTCAACAGAATCCAACCATCAGCATGAGGTGTTGACTTGATACCAAGATTCCAGGATGGTGCCACACCAAGGTTCGTTGGCATCCTCCACAGATACCAGTTCTGAATGTGTTGCCAAGGCGCAGTCCACGCCAACATGTCAGGATCGTACCCGTCACCGTTGTCAATGATGATCAGTCGCTCGACGGGATAGTCGATGGAACGGATCGCCCGTTCCATCAAGTCATACCTGTTCAGGACGGGGATGATGATGACTGGCACCATTCGGACAACCCTTTCATCACAGGTTTCCAATGAGACTCCCAGACGCGATCAGCGTCGTATGGGGCTGCAAAGTCCACAGCCACCTTGTCAACGCCTCTCGGAGCGTCGTAGGACTCTTTCAGGGCATCTACGAGGGAACCCACCTGTGGTGTGCAGAACCACGACTTCTGATGATTATCCCAGAACGGTTGCACCTCCACAGCCCAGCCCGATCCAACCAACTCAGGTTGCGCAGTGAAGTCCGAAACAATCACCCTGGTGCCACACGCCTGAGCCTCGATCACAGCCAACCCAAACCCTTCACCCATAGATGCAGACAACAGCACATCAGCTGACGCATACATCATCGCCACAGCCTGCTGAGGGAACCCAGTGCGATACGCATACTGGTCAACAAACTTGTATTGATCCTCACGAATCCCACACGCAGCCAACAATGCCACCAAGTTCACCCCACCCATCGCCCCATCCTTCTCAGTGTGGAGATACAACATTGCGTCAGGTCGAGTTTGTGCGAAGATACCGAACGCCAACAGATTCTCTGAGAACGACTTGCGCGACGGACTCGCACCCTTGTTTGCTGCGTTCATCATCACCACAAACTTGTCGTCAGGAATGCCCATGAGTTCACGACCTGTGAAGTGACGATCACCATTCACAAACTTTGTTGTCGGACTGAACACAGACTCGATGCCATGCGGAGCGTAGAAACATTCCACGTCAGCGTTGTTCAACATCTTCTGCCCAAACAACGACATCGCAATCGGCTTCACGTTCGGACGGTTGCACCATTCAACAACATCTAACGGACAAGGCGCATGATCAATCGGAACCCACGACGCAATGTTCGGCACCAGTTTCAACGACTCAGACTTCAACGGCCAAACATCAAACAATGTCATCAACAACGGTTTCAGATTCTGATTGCCGTTCGCCCAGTCCATCCAATGCGCAACCATCACATCATCGGAATATGGTGCCATCCCACGTGGATACATTTTGATTCCATTCCAATTTGACGAAACTCCTTCGAGTCCGTACATGGCATGGATCGCTACTTCGTGACCTTCTTTGATGAGCCTTGGGACGGCTTGCGCGGTTTGCGTACCGTAGCCGGTGGGGACGAAGGGAGCATTGCTGTACCAAAGGATTCGTAGCGCGTCCCCATTGGTAGGTCTGCCACTTCTGGCAAGTGTGCTATTCCCCGATGCAACAGAATCTCGGCTTCGAGGTCTGGTAGTTCTACCGGTGTGTTCTTGACGATTACGAGCATTGCCCACTTCCTTCTCCTTCGCAGATCGCAGGGGGAAATAGAAATAGGGTCGCCGCGCCCTGCGTGTTCGCGACGACCCTAAGCCTAGGGGAATTATGGGATGTCAAGGGGCAAGCCCCTCAAGCCTTATGGCTGGAGGAGATGCTTGACGTGTGATGTTTGTGGCAAGTTGCCATCAACACGCCATGTGGCACGGAACGTGACCAATCCAGCGTTGAAGGCGTACTCGTCTGAACGATCCAACTTCAACCCACCGACGGTGCGCACGTAGTACGAAGGCAAGTGGCCAACGATTACGGACTTGGTGCCTGTGGTGGCTTCTGCCATGTTTGGGTTCTCGTAGATTGGCTTGCCCAAGAGCATGTCTGGGGAGTCCATTGCGAGTGCTGGTTGGAACACGTAGTTTCCTGCTGTGTCCTTCAACTTGCGAACACGACCGATTGACTGACCTGTCATCATCCAGCCCATGCCTGGGAGGGATCTCGCGGCGCCATCGACGCTGTATAG